CTTTAATAGAAATGACGCACTAGCTATTTTGTTGAATAGCTTCAATATGAGTAATATGGCAGGAATGCCTGTATTTATGACATGGCTACTAGGTCAAGCAATACAACTTGCTTTTTGGTTGTATGATAGTGTGCGGCTTGAATTCTTAGCATCGGAACAAATGTGGCTATCTACATGGTCCTTTTATAGTGGAAGCGATTTCTGGTAGAAATTCTGAGCATAGTTCTTTCTTTTTAGTCATCCTTGTCTCAACTAATTAATTTATTAGAAAATCTATTTTTTTATAAATATAATATATATAAAAATATGGCAGATCGATTATTACGACGTATTTCTCGTAATAATCGGAAATTTAAAGTAGGTGGATATGTTCTTAGAGAATTTATATTACATTTTAATTTAATTGAAAGATACAATCATACTATTTTTGATCGTGATTTAACATTACAAGAAATAGAAGCATTAATAGATGAATTTCAACGTGTAATAGATACGGATAATGAATTATTTGATGAAATAACGAATGATACCCAAAGAATTATGCTTACAGATAAGATTCGTATAAATGATTTATACACGGATGACTTAAATCCAAATGGCCTTTATATTTCTATGCCTATACGCTTTTCAGTTAATGTAGATCCAGAAGAATTTAATAATTTAATAATACGTCTTATTACACAAATTAATGAAAGTGGATATACCCGATTTCACCCGACGGTGTCAGACGACGAAAATAATTATTATCTTGATATGGCATATATACTTGAACCAGTTATACAGAATGGCGGTCGTAATATGTCACGTAACAAAAAATCATTAAAATTAGGAGGCAGACCGGATAGAATTAGGAGAATTATTCCGCGACCACAACCACAACCACAACCACAACCACAACCACAACCACAACCAAGACCTCGTCGTTATATATCTGGTCAAAATGAAATAGAAATTTATTTTACTTTTATACAAATTACGGATAATGATTTTGAAGTAAACACAAGACCTTTAACTGCTGCTCAAATGAATATGTTACAAGAACAATTACAATATATTATAGATACTGACAGCGATGTACGTGAATCAGAAGGAATTCAACCGGGCGACCCATTAATAAGCCTTACTGATAATATGATAGTTTCTTTTGTAGCCAACACAGATTATCATGGATATCATCTAAGAGTATCGGTTCGTATTGATGAAAGTATAGATATTGACCAGAGTTATGATTTAGTTGAATATTTAATTCGACAACAAAATTTAAGTGGCGCAATACTTTTAGATGGAACGCGTAATTTTTTTTATGAAAATCTTTATGAACTAGTGAGGGTATTACCCCAAACCGGAGGAAAACGTATTTCAAAAAAACAAAATAATAAACGAAATTATAAAAATTAGGCATTTATATATTAAAAATTGATTGTAAACATTTATACGTAAAAATATATAAATATTTATAATATGGCATTAAAAAGACTTCAAAAAGAATTAAGTGATATGATGTTAGATCCACCAGCAAATTGTAGTGCTGGTATCTTAGATCAAGACATTTTTCAATGGAAAGCAACAATTATAGGTCCAGAAGATACACCTTACCATGGTGGTGTTTTTAATCTCAGTATTTATTTTCCACCAGAATATCCTTTTAAATCTCCAAAAATAAATTTTAAAACAAAAATTTATCATCCTAATATTAATGCCGCTGGACAAATTTGTCTTGATATTTTAAAAGACCAATGGAGCCCGGCTCTTTCAATTAGTAAAGTATTACTTAGTATTTGTAGTTTATTAAATGATCCTAATCCAGATGATCCCCTTGTCACTGATATAGCAGATGAATATAAAAAAAATAAGGAAAAATTTATTGAAAATGCTAGAAATTGGACATTACACTATGCTTGTTAGTTTATCCGGAATAGTAGATTCTAATTTAGTAAATAGTTCATCAAAAAATAGCATATTAATATCTAATAATTGTAAATATTTACGTGTTTTTTCAATTGATTTTTTAAATAAAAGGAGTGTTTCGTCATATCCGTATTGATTTATAAAATTAGGTGAATTAGCTTCTTTATCTTGTTGAATATCTAAAAAATCATCATAGAGTTGAAATGCCAATCCAAACCATTTACTTGTTTTTTCCATAATAACAATTTTATTTTCATCATTTACATATAATAAATAACTTAACATGAAACTTAAATTAAAAAGTGTAGTTGTTTTTTTAAAAATAAGATCCGTATGTTCTTTTCGATTAATTTTTGTACACATATTATTCTTTAAAAAATTTAAATCAATATATTGCCCCATAGGCAATCCATCTCTTCCTAAGTTTTTATAAATTACACTATTTATTTGATATATTTTTGTCATTTTATTAGGTAATACTTCAATCACTTTATATATTTTGTTTAGAGCATCCATCATAAGTTTTATTGCTATTTGTATTGCTGTATTCTCTCCATATTTAGCATGAACTGTTAGTATTCCACGTCTATATTGGTCATTATCCATACATGGTAAATCATCTATAATTAAGCTGGAATTGTGTATTAATTCTATTGCTAGAGCCATGTCTAATATTGAATAATTTGTATTAAAACTATTACCTATTGCTAAACATATCATTGGTCGTAATCTTTTTCCACCTTGAAAAATGTGATTTAGTAGCTCTTTTTCAGTTTCATTATTTGAATAGCTAAGAATATATTCTTCTATTTTAAGATTAATTTGATTTTTAAATTGTTCCATTATATTTAATCCTTAAAAAAGAAGAATATGATTTTAACTTAATGTATTTAATATAGATTTATATTCAATCATTATATTCATTTTAATATTATCCATATTATTTTTTTCAAATGGATTAATATTTATATTATTTAAGGACATCATTATTTGAGGTAATTGTTCTATTGAATTTGTAAAGTGAAGACTTATTATTTTCAATAATTCGTTCATTGTTTCAATAATTAACGAAACACTACCCAATATACTAATACTTTCTCCATATATACTAATTGCTGTAGGAGTTTTTTCGCGGTATTTTGTATTATTAAAACATGGTAAATCATAAATATTTCGTATTGATAAGTATAATAAACTAAATATATCTGCTAGTAAAAACTTTTTAGGTTCATTTAAAATATATTGATACAATTCGTTTACGAAACTATCAGGAATATTAATGATAGATATCATTACTAGATTAAATGGATTATGAATATCATTATTAAAATAATTATTTAATCTGGACTGAATTAGTTCATTCATTTATATAAATAAGATATAGATTGTGTTTAAATTTAATAAACGCTTAATTTTTCCTTTTAATATATATAATGTCAACTGTTATAACAAATTTAACTAAACAATTATTAGATCATACATTAATTGAGTTTAAAAAGGAAGAAAATGTAAAAAAAATTAAAACAGTTATAGTCGATCCAATAATAGATTATTCTATGGGAAGAATTTATCCATATATGATTATAACAGCTGCCTTATTTATTTTAACTTTTCTGATAGCTTTAATAATATTAATTATTTTATTACGAAAATAAATCTTTTTCTCTCAATTTAAAGTATATGAATACTAGAGTAATTATTTCAGTTTGTGTATTATTATCCATTATTATTGCCGGTTCTCTTTTAAAAACATCTCGTGAAGAATTTCAATGTATGGCTAATAAAGTGACTGATATTTTTGATTGGCGTAGATTTATAGGATTTTGGTCGCCTCAGCAAAATCCAAATGATTATACATTAAGAAAAGACGGCACATTTTTAACAGCTCAAGGAACTCCCCTTCCTTTAAATGGAAAAAATATGCTATTAAAAAATCCAGAAGGGCCTCCTGTAAATGGACTAGATGGGGCTCCCAGAGCATTAAGTGTATTTGCTTTTAATAATTCCAGCCCATTATGTTGTTTTGGTCCTAATGGTGGATATTCAACAAGTAGTGGATGTGTTTGCGTCACACCTGAACAGCAAAAATGGTTTGCGAGTGTGGCTAATAATCGTTCGGGGGGTTATGTTGGTATTGATTAAAGCTTAAAAAAAAGCCGCTATAATAATTTATTTTAGTAATCAAACTAATATGAATTATTTTCAAAATATTATAAATAAAAATGTAAAACGTATTCAAATATTGCGTAATGGTATGTTAAATAGTAATAGTCCAAAATATACTGGGAAATTAGATGATATAAAATTACCATTAAAAGATCATCAGTTAACTCTTTTAGAGAGCACATTATGTTTAGAAGCAAGTGCATATGGTCTTGTTGAAGTAGGAAATATTAAATATCAATCAAATACTGGAATAATAGCAGATAATGTAGGTGGTGGAAAGAGCATATCTGTTCTAGCATTAATATCAGTAAAACCATTTATTGATTATGCTGAATTGCCTAGTCAATTTATTAGTCATGAAAATATAGGATTTGTTGTTTATACAAAAAAAATGAATAAAACTATTTTAAATGGTAATCTTATTATTGTTCCACATAGTATATTTTTACAATGGGATAAATACATAAAAAAATTTACTAATTTAAATACGTTAAAAGTAAATAGTCAAAAATCTTTAAAGTTTTTATTAAACGATTTACAAGAAAATACTATTTATCTTGTTAGTAATACATTTATATTAGAATTTTTATTAAGAGTTGAAAAAGTAGTAAATAATGATAAATATTTATTCCAGCGGGTTTTTGTGGATGAAGCGGACAATATTAAATTGAGTAGTAAAATAGCTCCTAATGGATTATTTAATTGGTTCATTACAAGTAGTGTTGAAAATTTAATTTTTCCTGGTGGTCAATATACTATTTTAAAAAATGAAAATGAAGATTATAGTTGGTTAAATACTAAGACAGAAAGTATACAAGGACTAAAATATAAAAATTATATAAAAACATTATTTGATGTTATTACTGGTTTAAAAATAGATGTAATAGATATTCTAAATCAAATTATTTGTAGAAATGAAAATGAATATATACAATTGAGTTTTCAATTAGATGTTCCTAATGTATTTGGATATATGTGTAAAACTCCAGCAGCTATTAATTATTTATCTAATTCTTTAGCAAATAAAACAGAACTTATGAATTTTATAAATGCGAATGATATTACCGCCTTAAAAGAAAAATTAGGGTTTAATGTAGAAAGTCAAGAAAGTATAAGTCAAATGCTTACATCCAATTTACAAAAAATGTATAATAATGAACTAAAACATTATAAATATATAGAAAGTCTGGATATTGACACAGTAGATAAAACAGAAAGATTATTAAAAATTACAAAAAAAATAGATGATATTAATTCTTCTATACAACATATTCAGTCTAGATTAAGTATGGATGAAAAAAATATGTGTCCAATTTGTCGTGATACAATGGCAGAGCCAATATGTAATGTTAGTTGTTGTGGACAATTATTTTGTATGTCTTGTATAAGTAATTATTTTCAGTCAATAAAATCGACGAGTTTAAGTTGTCCTTGTTGTCGGACTAGCATAGGATATACTAATATAACCATCATAAGTGATCAAAATAATACAAAATTATTAAATAAATATGAATTACCTAAAAAAGAAGAAGTGTTTGAAAAACTGATAAATCAAAATCCCAATAGTAAGTGGCTTATTTTCAGTGGTTATGATGGCACATTTAATACATTAATAAAAAAATTAGAATTAGATGGAATTACGTTTTCAAAAGTGCTTGGTACAAATAGTCATATAGAAAAATTAATAAATGATTTTAAAATTGGTAAAATCAAAGTTTTATTATTGAATGCGTGTTATTTTGGAATGGGTTTAAATTTAGAATGTGCGACAGATATATTAATTTATCATACATTAAATCATGAATTGGAAAAACAAGTAATTGGAAGAGCACAACGTCCTGGCAGAACTACTCCACTAAATATTCATTTACTATGTCATACTAATGAAATGACAATATATGGAGAAAGATTTCCAGGGATTAAAAAAATAGAATTATAATAATCATATTGTTTTATTCTTTATTGTAGTTTGTTCTACACATAGGACACTCTAAATTAGGATGATTAACAAACCATTTATCAACGCATTTTTTATGAAAAATATGACCACATTTTTCTAATGTTCGTTTATACTGATTTATTTTGTATTCATCATAACATATTGGACAAATTTCTTTATTAACTAATAGATCGTCATCTACTTTTATTTTTTTGTATGATGCAAGATGTTCCGTCGCCTCTCTAACCCCTAATTTTTTAGTATCTATCAATTCTTGAACTTGTTGTGGTTCGAAAGATATTTCATAATGTATAACATGACTTTCATTTGTATCACTTAATATTGTTTCCGACCAACGAATAATATATCCTTGTTCTGGATTAATAGGTTCATCGCGTGAATTAACGAATTCTTGAAAAATAGTGGTAATTAAACTCGAATTTTCATCCATTTGATTTGTTTCAATAAAATATCCAAATATTCGTAATAATTTATGTAAATTGCTTGTTTCATTGTTTTGAGCACTAATATATTCTTCCTCCATATGTATATATTATTATTGTATTTTATTTCTAAGTGTAATTTTTATGGATTATTAAATATAGATAAAATAGCTTTTTCATAAATCCAGTCATAAAATCCACTACAAAATGATATAAAACCATTAGCATTTTCTTTTTTTAAATCATTCACACCATAATCGTGTTTGGCGTTTATTTCTATTAATTTTACAATAAAATCGCTAGTTATCATAAAATCACATCCAAAGACTTCAAATCCATATTTTGTATCATTATAGCATTTAGTATGTGGTAGTAAAACTCTATATGCTATATTTAATATGTCATTCATTTGTACAAATAAATGATCTGTAATTTCATTGGATAAATTTATATCATATGGAAAGTATCTATTGGTGTCTGTTGAACAAAAATGACTGTCATGAATTTTTTTGTTATGCCAATCATTATTTTGATATCGGTCAAGAGCCGTAATTATTTTTCCAACTTTATGTAGACTATGATAGTAGTCACCGTTTGTATTAGGGTAAACAAGCCAATACATTCTTAAATGAAATTTTTTATCATTTAGTAATAACGGATTTTTTATATATTCGGATGCTATTATAGATTTATATTTACGACATAGTGAAAACTTTGTATCAATTAGTTCCTTATTATTCGTAATAATACTTATTCCGTTTCCTCCACCAGTTCCTACCCCAACCGGACGAGCTATTAAAATTTGGTCTTTTTGTAAAAACGTTAATCTTTTTAAGTCATAGCTTTCACATAAATGTCTTCTACATATTTCAGGTGATAAATTATAAATATTATAATACAATTCATATTTATTAGTAATTACATCTTTATCTCTATTGTCTCCGCGAACACCACTACCTACAATAAGATTTTTTAGCGTTGTTTTTAGACTATAAACACGTTCATCAAACTTTAAATATTCATCTCCTATAGTTCCACCAATCCAGGCAAAATCAATAAATATATCTGGTGTAATTTCATCAAATGGTATATATTTCCAACCTTTTGATGTTAATAAATGTATTAAATGTGAATGTATTAATCCTTGAGAACAATGAATTGTAAAGTTCATTTTTTTTCTATAAAAAAATAAAATTAAATTTTTTCAAATTTTTATAGAAAAAAAAATAGTTTTATTATATACATTTACTATACATTTACTATACATTTACTATACATTTACTATACATTTACTATACATTTACAGATACATTGACTGGTGAGGTTTATACGAGAGGTCTTCCATGACAAGTTTGCTTACAATCTTGTGATTGATAGTGAGGGGAAAGGTCAGTCCTGGTATGTCATACGGCAAATCGATTGTGTCGTCTTCCAATTTTGAAAATTGTAAAATATTAAGCTTAGTTAGCATTCCTTCCAAAATGCGTTTTAATTTGCGCACTCCTTGTTCATCCCGACAATGTGTGTTGATGATATCGGTGAGAACTTCATCGTCAAATGCGATATCTTCTGCTTTCAGACCAATTTCTTTCATCAAGTCGGGAATGAGATAGTCTTTTGCGATGAATGATTTATCAACAGTATTGAAACCCTTGGTCTGAATTACATGTAGACGGTCAAGCAAAATGGGATTGATTTTGGTGATATCATTGAAACTGAAGATGAAAATCGCTTTTGAAAGATCAAGATCAATGCCCTCGTAGTATTTGTCGTGATAAACAGTATTTTGACTAAAGTCTGTCAAATGACACAAGAAGTTGTAGATATCATCTCCCTTATGAGTGCTACTCACTTTGTCTAATTCATCAAAGTAGATGATTGGATTCATGATACCTGTTTCACGTAAAATCGTGCAGATGCGTCCACATTGACTGCCTTCATAGGTAAAGTCATGTCCAGACAACACACTCACATCGTTCGCTCCACCTAAACTAATTTGAGCAAATGGACGACCGATTGCCTTGGCAATTCCATTTCGAACAAGTGTTGTTTTGCCATTTCCGGGGGGTCCTTGTAACGCAAGACATTTGCCATTTGAGCGTGGATTTGTAATATATTGTGCAATATATTCCAAAATTTGTGCCTTGGCTTCTTTGTGACCAAAGATGCTGTTATTCATAAACGTATTGGCTTGTTTTAGAAAACTGAAAACAGCAGAACGACCCTGGTCAAGTGTTACAATGGGATCAGCAAACTTACCAAATGGAATAGTGGCTAATCCATCAACCCATTGTTGAATTTTGTGATCTTCAAAATATTCCATTTGGTCTAATTTGTTTAGAACAATATATTTGGCACCCGGGCTTAGATTTGACCTGAGTATTTTAAATCGAACTGGCATTTCAGGTTTTTTCGAATCCCGGATTTGTTGTTCAAGATCAATGAATTCTTGGCGTTCCTTTTCGTCCAATCCCTCCAAAAATTCAACTTCTTCTTCATTGTAGTTATCTGTCCAAGACTCAACGCTTTCATCAGTCACTGTCTCCCATTCAGATGAATTGTCAGATGATTCTGTTCCCTGGGACTTTGTGAGCATGCTAATGAAAGCGGCGACTTTTCCTTCATTTTTTGCGATTTTTCCTGCTGTTTTTTTCTTTTCAATGACTGGTGGATTAGTTACATTTGATCCCGCTCCGTTGTTTTTCTTTGTAACCTGGTCTAATGCGCTGAAATCTACTTCAATCTTTGGATTTTTAGAACGTGTGTTCGAACTAGGGCCATTGGGGGTAGTCATGTTTCTATGATTATATTACTGTTTTTATTTTGGAAATATAGTATCCTTTCAAATTTTTTTAGACAACAATGACTGCCATCTAACATAACTATATAAAAAAAACAATATTAGATATATCATCTGAAATGTATGATAAAAATTACTTATTTGGATTTAAAAGTAATATAGATTTTAATTTATTACAAATGAAATATAATAAGGATAAAATAGATTATTTTAAAAATATATGGTTTAAATTTAATAATATGTTAGAATTTGCTACTAGACATGATAATTTATCAAATACTACAAAAAATGAAATAAACAGTTGTAAAAATTATCTAACAAGCTTTGGATTTTGTTTTTTTAATGAATTAGACTATAGTATATTTAGTGATAATAATAATATTTGGATATTAAGTTTATTTGACTATGTTTACAATTCATTATCTATTCGATTGCGTGAAAAATTAATAAAAATAATGGAATTGAAAATTTATAAAAATTATAATATAAATCCAAATGTATTAATGTTTTTCATCAGTCATCCAGTATTTTTTAATCGATATTTTGTTGATAATACTCTAAATACGATCGATTTGGAAACAATTTCATTATTAGGTAAAATTTTATCACCTTTAGATGCTAATGTTGAATTATCCATTGAAGAATTTACTATAAATCATCAAAAATGTATTCATAATTCAACCTTTTTATTCTATGAATTATATAAAAAGTCTCCCGATAAAATTATAAATTTTTTTTATTATATATTAAAACAAAATGAAGGTAAATTACGAGTAGGTAACCAATGTTACTTTGTTGATAATATTAATACCTATAGTTTTGTATTAAATATTTCTGTTATTATAAGTTATATTTTAGCAAATATTGTGGACGATGAAAATTATAAAGAGCAAATATATCTTAGTTATAAAAAAACGGACATTGTAGTATCTAACAATAGTAAGCTATATTGGTTATTGTATGAATATTATCGTATTACATTTTATAGTTTATTACAGCAAAATCAAAATGCATTAATTCAATCAACTACAAATCCATTATTAAAAGAAAATTTTGATATCTATATTAAAGCTAATAATAAATATTTAAATAATTCAATTTATTATGAAACATTTTTCCATTATATTTATGATTTAATTTGTTCTGAAATAATATTAGGTTTAGATGAAGAGATAATATCCGAATTATTATATTATGTGGATCATCTAATAGATAAAAATCATAATAATTTATCAGTTGTATTTAAAAGGTCTATATATAGAGTGTCAAGTAATTTATTAATGAATAAACAAATTGATAACCCATACATTAAAATAAAATTAATTAAAATTATTTATTTATTAGAAAAATTCTGTGAAATCAATCCAGTTATTATTTTGGGCGAAAATTATCTTAATTTATATGATAGACTAATCAATATATATATTTACATTGATAAATTGGCTGGATTAGATATTTATCTAGAGAAATTTTTTTATAAAACAAATATTTTAGAAATTATATCCGCAAACTATAGTTATAAAATCACAAATAAACAATTTTTAATTATACTTTTCAATGATATAGAGTGTATTTTTGAATATTTAATTTTATCAAGTAAACAACTTGACCAAAATAATTTAAATAATATTGTATATGAAAATTATAAAAAAAATTGTATTAATTATTTATCTCGTTTAAAGTTGCGTATATTGGTGATAAATAAGATGATAACTGAAAATAATGAATTATTTGAGGAAACGGATATTAAATATCATTTAATAAAATATTACTATGCTATTTTAAAAAATAATTTTGATAATAATAGTAATAGTATTAAAAGGAAAATAAATAATAGTTCTGCTATTTGGGATGTGTTTATTGATAATATTATCAAACCATTTTCTATAACAATCGATCATGTTTTTCAAATTAATAATACAGTTGTTATGATATATTATTATTATGCTGATATGGAAAAATATTTAAAATTGATGGATATAGAATTGGGCACCAATTTTAATGAAACATTACAAAAATGTTGGTTAGAAATGAAGGATACAATGCTACCTGATAATTTACCAGAATTATTTTTAGATCCATTATTATTTACACCTATTAGAAATCCAGTAATTTTACCAGATAGTAAAATCATAATTGATAGGGAAGTAATTGAAGCACACCTTGTTGAAAATGAAAATGATCCTTTTAATAGAAAGCCTTTGACAAAAATAGAATTAGATAAATATAATATGGAAGAAGAACAACGACTAATATGTATAGAATTTATCCAAAAAAGAGATAATTGGATAAAAACTAATCACTGTCAGAAATATAATGCGACGGAGTAGCATCAAGTGTTTTATCTGGAGATAATTTTTTCTTATTTTTAAGAGGTTTACTTTTATATGATTTTGCTTTTTCTAATTCTTGATCGGTATGGTCAACTAGTCCAATTTTTTCACTTATATTATTTATTAAATCAGTTCGAGTGCCAGTTATTTTAACATTATTTTCTCTAGCTATCTCTTTTAAATCATTTAAACTAAACCGATTAAGTTCTTTTTTATATTTCATTCCACTTGTATCACGATATCGAGTATTGATTTTATCAAGCACCGGTTTAGATAGAATACCTGGTATAAATTCTAATAATTCATTAACATTAATATTTTGTTCATTTGATATTTTAATCGCATATGTTTTTAAATCATCTTCTAAAACTTTTCTAAATAATTGTAATGTTTCAATAGATATTTTGTTAGGTTGTTCTATATTCATTCTTAATACTTATATACTATTATTTCTTTAAATAGTTCTTTTTAAAGAAATCTTTAAGTCTTTGTTTTGATTTATCTTCATTTTTTATTTGAAAATCAGTTTGTACATGATTAAAAAAAATAACTTTATCGCGTGGAACGATTTCATTACGCATATAATCTTTACCTAAGGTTTTAACTTGATAAAAAATATGCACATCATTATTATGAATATTTTTGATAATTGTATTTTCTATAAATTCTTTATTTTTGTAAATAGCATAACTTTGATTTATTAGTAAATCATTTGTAATGATGTAGTTATTTTGAATATTTTCGATAATTTTTTTTGGTAAAAAAAGTAAATAGTCCATTCTATTTATTTATGTTGTAATTTCTTAAGCTTATTTAGATTTTTACAACCTAATTTAAAATTTTCTTTTATTTCATCTACACTATTTACATACAAACAAAAAGCAATAACAACTTCAAGATACTCTTCAAGAACATTCCTTAATTCAGCAATTGATAATTTTTTTACTTCGGCATCGTCTAATAATAAATAATCGTTAATTTTATCTAATATATTATGATATTTTAAATAATATTCAGCAAATTGTTTGTCAATCATTCCATCTACTCTTTTTTTAGTATTTGTTTCAAGATAGCCAGTTTCCTTATTTTGCTGAACTTCTAGAGGAAGGTTTAAAATATTAGTTAAATAATCATCTAAATCGGAATTTAGTGCTACATCTGATTCAAGTATTGCTAATAAAAATGAACGATCAAAACCAGCACTTTCAACATCACATTCATTATCATCTTCACAATCTTTTAAAATTTCAAATAATTTTTTTATGCTTGACATTGTTTTAGGAAAGCAACTTTCAACGGTATGTTGTCCTTTATCGTATTTAATACATTTTTTTACTAATTTTTCAGCTATTTTACCAGATGACATTTTTATTATATATATATATATATTAAAGATTAAAATATTAAATGAATATATAAAACACCCATTAAATAGATATGAATTATATAACGCCTATTAGTAAAAATATTGCTGATGTAGCATCGAATTATTTATCATGG